ATTGAAGCGGTGCAAAAAAGTACTGGTCTATTGATGGCATTTATGGTTAATGGTTTGCGTTATAAAATTACTGATAGTAGGTGTATGCCTTTGTTATCTGTGGTTTTAGAAACAGTTAAGAAAATAGAACGATACAAAGAGGCTACAGTAGGCAGCGCAGAGAATGCTGCTAAAATTTCTATAGCCATCGAACACGATATTAATAGTAGCGGTGAGAACCCATTTATAGACCAGCTTTCAAACGCACTGAACTATAATAATAATTTAGACATCCCAACTGATATCAATGGTATAGAGCTTTCTAAAACTGTTGCAGCGGTAACTACAAATCAAACTGTAAACTTACCTCAAGGCGCAAAACTAAAGACCATTGAGCATAATGCTGAGGTTCATTTTAAAGACTTTTACAATACAAATAAAGATGCTATTGCAGCAGCTTGTGATATTCCAAGCAGTGTGGTATTTATGAAGCACGATGGCAGCTACTCAGCAAGTAGAGCAGATTTGAAAGATTGGGAGCATACATTGATGGTAGGGCGTGATGAATTTTCAATTCAATTTTATCAACGCATCTATAACGTATGGCTATGGCTTGAGGTAATGACATTGAAAATATCTTTACCAAATTACATAAGAGCATTTACAGACAAGAACTATGTTGCAATTGATGCATATAACCAATCAAGATGGAAAGGGCCAACAGTGCCTCATATTGACCCGCTAAAAGAAGTTCAGGCAGTTAGATTAATGTTAGGAGTGCAAGGTGAAAGCTTACCATTAATAACAATGGAAGAGGCTACAGACTTTTTAAACACTGGAGATAGTGATGAAAATATGAAACAATTCAAGGAAGAGCTAGATGAAGCCAAAGCAAATGGTGTATATATTGAGCCTATTCGTGGAGGTGGTGCGCCAAGTGATACTCAAGGAAATTAGTTTTATTTTTCAGGATAATTTTTTTCTAAATAATCACTGATAATTAATTTCCCAAAATCTGATTTGCTAATTCCTTTTTTTAATCGAATATCTTCAAATCTTTGAGCCATTTTCTTAGGCACATTTCTTATTCTTATTTCTGAAAAATTTGAATAGTCATACTTCCTGATGTTATCTTCCAGCTCATTAGTAAAATTTGTCATAGAATATTTGTTTTGATTTTGCAAATATATAATTTTTCCCATAATGAGGTAAAATAAAATATACAATTAATTATCAATTTTACTTTTGTTTGCAAGATGGCAAATGAAGTATTACTATACGGAAGAATTGATAGCGAAACAGCAACAATGTTTCACGAATCCTTGCAAGAAATTGAAGGAAACGATGAAATGATGCTGCGCATTAATTCTATTGGTGGTTCTCCTGAATTTGGCTGGGGTATTATCTCAATGTGGAATGAAATAAAAACACCTAAAAAAATTCGTGTTGATGGTCAGGCGCATTCTACAGCAGCATTTCTATTATGCTATGCTGAATATTCAGAATCATTAGATGTTGCAGAATTCTTAATACATCGTGCAGCTTATCCTGACTGGATGGAAAATTCAGTAGAATTTGATGATGCAACTAAAGGTAATTTAATGAGAGTTAACAAATCTATAGAGGCAGCATTTAGAGCAAAAGTTGATATAGTAAAATTTGAAGCATTACCACAAATGGCTGGTAAGAAAACCAAAGATATTTTTTCAATGGATGCAAGAATTGATATTTATTTAACTGCCAAAGAAGCTAAATCTATTGGATTAATAAATAAAGTTATCCCACTTACACCAAGTATTACAGCAGAAATTAAAGCTTATGCAAAAGCCGCATCAAGCAATGTTTTTGTTCCTAAAGAAACAACAGAAAAAGAATTACAAAATAAACCAATAAATAAAAAACAAATGACAGCAGACCAATTAAAATCAGAACACCCCGAAGTGTTCAACTCAATTGCTAAATCAGCGGTTGATGCTGAGCGTGATAGAGTGGGAGCGTGGATGGCATTCAATGATATTGATGCTGTCGCAGTAGCAAAAGGAATTACAGAAGGCAAGACTATGTCACAAACAGATATGGCTGACTTTACACGCAAAGGCATTGCTAAAGGAGCAGTTGCAAAAGCGGAAACTGAAACTATCCCTCCAGTGAATGGTGCTGAAACAAAAACAGCAGACCAATTAGCTAATGAGGCAAAAGAAACAGCAACAAAGGATTTTTTAACCGCAGCAAAAGAAGCTGCAAAAATACACTTAAAATAAGATGGGAACATTAATAACAAACAACAATAATGCGAAAATCTTTATATGGGATAATCGTTATGAAGAAGGCACTTATACAAATGTAAGTGGAAGCGAAGTTTCTTTAACAAAAGGAATGCTTATGGGCCGTATTTCGGCATCTCAAAAACTTGTTCCTTTAGCATCAGGAGCTAGCAATGGTAGTCAATTTCCAGTTGGAATTTTAGCTGATGATTACACTGTAGATTATGGTGAATCAGTAAATGTGACAATTTGCATCGGTGGAGATGTTGCTGAAGAACTTGTAACATTAAATGGTACAGACACACTTGCAACTGTAATTTCAAGCCGTTCTATTCGTGATAGAATTGCTGCTGATACACTTGGAATTAAATTAGTTCTTGGTGAACAAATGACCGCATACGATAATCAATAATCAACCTTAAAAATAAATAATACAAAATGGGAGTAATACCAGCAAGTCAAGCAAGAGCGTTATTTACGCAAGGTTTGGTAGACATTTATAGAGAGCAAGTTCAAACAACTGCTTTTTTACGTTCATTCTTTCCTACAGAAGAATTTGGAACTAAGTACCTCAGTGTTGAGGTAGAACGTGGCTTTGAAAAAGTTGCCGTTGATATTCTTAGAGGCACAGAAGGCCAAAGAAATGTATTCAGCAAGTCAACTGAAAAAATTTGGGAGCCGCCTCTATATAAGGAGTTTTTCGATATGACACAGTTAGATGTGTACGATAGATTATTTACCTCAACTGGAGATATTTCAGATGCCGATTTAGGTGGTTTAATTGCTGAAAGTGCCAAGAGATTAATGTCTCTACAACAAAAAATTGAACGTGCTTACGAATTGCAAGCATCACAAGTTTTGTTTGATGGTATCACAACTTTAAGTGCAGTTGAATCTATTGATTGGAAGCGTAAAGCTGGGTCATTAGTTGACGAGTCTGCAACCACTTGGTTGACAAACACCAACAATCCATTTACAACTTTAGAAACTGGTGCGCAATTTATCAGAACTAACGGAAAATCTCAAGGCGAAGTTTACAATGTAATTATGGCCGCAAATGTATTAACTGCATTCCTTGGTAATACTTATGTAAAAGAGCGTAGTGATATTTTAAATTTCAATTTAGGTAACGTAAATTTACCACAAAGAAATTCTGTTGGTGCTGCATATCACGGAAGAGTTTCTTCAGGTTCTTATTTGTTTGACATTTGGACTTACCCTGAAGAGTATACTAATTCTGCTGGTGTTGCAACTGGATATATTCCAACTAAAAAGTTGACAATTTTGCCTACAAATCCACGTTTCAAAATGGCTTTTGCAGCAGTTCCTCAATTAATTGAAAGTGGTGTTCAAAATATCAGAGGTGCTTACAAAGTTTCTGAGTATATTGACCAAAGAAAAGCAACTCACGAAATTGAGATTCAATCTGCTGGTTTAGCAATTCCAGTAGCTGTTGACCAAATTTTTACAGCACAAGTTTTAGCTTAATCACTAGGGAGTAGTAGCAATGCTACTCCCATAATTTTATACCCAATGGATTATATAGTAAAAGCTTTGACAGTATCAGGTTTATCAAAAAAAATACATCGTTCAGGAGATATAGTTAATGACAATGACTTCCCAGCTAACAGAGCAAAAGAGTTGGTCAATAGCGGTTTTTTAGTTGAGGTTGTAGAGAAAAATATTGATGGCCCAATTGGCAAGAATAAGATTGAAGTTGCTAGTAAGAATCAAGAGTTAATAGTTGAGGAAAAAACTGAGACAAATAACATTCTTGAAGAGATGGCAAACAAATCAAGCTCTAAAAAAGGTAACAGTAAAAAATAATAAATTAAATTACAAATTTAAAAAGCGTTACTGGTTTTCATTAACGCTTTTTTTTATACCGATAAAATGGGATTGATGGATGAAATAAAATTAGATATTCAAGACATAACTAGCAATAGTAATGAATTTGGAATTTCTATAACATTCACAAATCCTAGTGACACACAAACCATTCAAGTAGTAGGCACTGCATCAAATCATTTTATGCAATTTGATTTTGAAAGTGGAAAAAATATCAATTCGCAAAACACGCACGTTACTGTTAGTGAACAATTATTTATTGATGCTGGTTACAAAATTAGAAATGTGGACAATAAGGTATCAATGAAAAAGCATAGGGTGTCTTGGATAGACACAACTGGTGTAAGTGGAAGCTACGAAGTTATTGAAGCAATGCCTGACCAATCTGTAGGACTGATAGTATTCATTTTAGGCAACAGAAAAGCATAATGATACCATCAATTATACCTCAACAAAACTTTGAATTAATTCGTGACAGAATAGGTTTAATTATTTTTCAAGAGCTGGAGAATCAATATGACCTTACAAATAATTCTACGCTTGAAAAACCTAAATTTAACCAAGGAGAATATCCTGAATCATTACTAGTATACATTGATAGAGTTGTTTCATTTGATGAAGCAGAAATGCCAGTAGTCAATGTAAGTTACAATGGTGGAGTGTATGATTTAAACAATCCAAAATATGCTGATGGTAATAATACATATTTTATTGATGTGTATGTGAAGAGTGATGCAAATGAAGATGGGGAAGAAACTGATGCTGATAAATTAGCGGGAAGAAAACTTGCTAGCATCTTGGGAAAGATTGCATTTATTTTAAGATATTCAGCATATAAAACTTTAGGATTTGAAGCTGGCTTTATTGGCAATACAAAAGTTGCATCATTAACTAATTTAGGGCCATTGCAAAGTAACAATTTGCAAGACTCAAACAGATGCATTGTAGGTAGAATAGTTTTTGAAGTTAGGGCCACTGAAAATGTTACTCCAATAGAACCAATTAATGCGATGGGTTTTTTAACAACAGTAAAATTAAGCTTGACTAATAAAGGCTATGTTTATATAGGAGATTATTAAAATGGATACAGTAATTTTAGAGACATATAATGGAGGTGATATCAGTAAAATCGGTAACGATGTACTTACTGTTAATGGCTTTGAAAATATGCCTTATATTGCAATGTTTGGCGGCAATCCATCCCAATCAACTCCAACACAAAGAGTAGCTGGGGAACAGAACTTTGATTGGTTTGGTAATGCTTTTGAAACTGATGCTATTTTACAAACAAATTCTTTAACAGAAAGAACACTAAGAAGTGTTGCGTTAAATTCTGCTGGGCGTGTGCAAATTGAGCAAGCTGTTAATGCAGATTTGGAATTTATGCGTACATTTGCAAAGGTCACTGTGGTTGTAAGCATTATATCTGATGATAGAGTACAAATAGATATCAACATAGTTGAGTTAAACAATTTACAAAATACATCACAAAGATTTATTTGGGATGCAACATTTGAAGTTTTAAATGGCCCTTTTAATTGGATTGCACCATTAATTGATGAGGGTATTGGTTATTGGTATATCGAAGATAATTTTATAATTTCTTAATAATAGAATAAAATGGCAATAGTAACAATAGGAGAATTAAAAACATATTTTGAAACTGGGGATAAGCCTACAGAGCAGCAATTTGTAAACTTAATTGACACATTGGCATCTTTACCAGCTGGAGGAGGTTCACAGACACTTGCACAAACATTAGTATTAGGCAACACTTCGGGAGCAAACGATATTGAGTTTGATGCTACACAAGGTTTACTTTTTAACAACAGTTCAAGATTGCGTGAAGGCACTACTGATGCTGGTTTAGGAGGAGCAAAAGGTGTTGCACAAGTTTGTTCATTAGACTATGAGTTGAAGTGGGAGGCTGGTAGGTTATATGTAATGGAACAAACTGGTTCTTTTATTAGACAGTCTTTATATAACTTCACAACTACTCCAACAGCAACAGATGATACTGATAAAGGTTATATGGTTGGCTCGTTGTGGACATTAGATGATGGAACTACTTACGAATGTACTGATGCAACAAGTACTCAAGCGGTTTGGATTGAAAGAGGTATTGGCACTGGCATACTAGAAATAAGCTCAACAAATTTAGCAGCATTAGAGGGAGCAGCAGCATTAAGTTTAAAAACTATTTACATCGTTACAGATGCTACTTATAGAATAGCATTACAAGCAGAGGCAGCTAATAAAATAGGCGCAAATGGAACTATAATTGATTTGACTTATAGTGGCTCTGTTTATTATGATTTGGCTACCAACACGATTTTAAATGGCACTATGTCGGACATTGATGGCAACACTTGGAATGGATGTTTGCCAAGTGCAACAACATTAGGAGGAAGTTCTACTAAAAATACATTTAACCAAGGTGCAACAAGCAACTTACTTGGAACTGGCAACTACCTAAATACATTTGAGCAAGATGCTGCAAACAATGAACTTGGTAATAATTGTGGAGCAAACACATTTAAACAATATGCTAACGGTTTTATTTTTGGCGGTGGTTTGCAAAATGTAACTATTGAAGCAAACACAACTGGCGCAAATTACACCGCATCTCCAGACTATGATTTTCTTTACAACAATGCATATTCAGCAACAATTTTTACTGATGGAAGCCGTAACTACCATCGTTATTATGAGCCAGCAAATGATAGGATAGTTTTACGCAATTTATCTACACCATTGGCAGCACCTACTTACATTGGCGGTGGAATACCCGACCTCCAACAAGTAACGGATGTAGGGAATGCAACAACAAATCCTATAAGAGTAGATGATGGAGTAGGAAACTCATCCATATTAGGTCTTGGCACATTAACATTAGCAACTGGCAATATAGGAAATGCAACTATTGATGCATCGTTGGTTACAGATATTTATACTGCACAACTACCCGACAAGGCAGCAGGTACAGAAACATTTGCGATGTTGAGTGATATAACGGCTGGAAGCATACCTCACGCAGTTGCAGCGGGAACTGACACCTACACCGCAACGATTTCAGGAGTTACAGCTTACAACGATGGAGATGCTTACCTTATAAGATTCACAAATGGCAATACAACAGCGGCAACTTTAGACATTAATGGTATAGGAGGTTTAACCCCAGCTCGTTTATATAGAAACAATGATATTAGAGTGTTAGGAGGTGATATTTTGGATGGTGCAGAAATGTTATGTATTTATAATTCTACATTAGGAGGATTTCAATGCATAGGGACTTCACCTAACAGTTTATTTGCGTATATTACCAATGCTGAAAGTATTGCTATTACCAAGGGTCAAGTGGTGTATGCTTTCGGAGGTATTGGAGATAGAATGACTGTAAAATTAGCTAACAATACAGCAGATGCAACATCTGCTAAAACCATTGGAGTTGTAGTGACATCAAGCATTGCAGCAAATCAAAAAGGTATTATTATTACACAAGGGTTACTTGACACTTTGAGTATATTACCAACTGCAACTTATGCAGATGGAGATAGCATTTATTTAGGTGCAACTGCTGGCTCAATAACAAATGTTAAACCATATGCACCAAATCATTTAGTTTACGTTGGCACAGTAACAACTGCAAATAATGGTACATCGGGCAGAATGTATGTAAAAATACAGAATGGTTATGAA